TACAACCACATAGGTCTTGCCTGATGTAACCGATGCACTGGCAGTTGCTTTGGTTGGCGTGTAGTTAGGAATAATACGCAGATTGCCATAGCCAACCGGCATGACATTTTCAAGCCAGGAAAACTCATTTTGATCGATGGCTGTGCGGTTAGCCTTCGTGTTAAGACCCTTAAAGTCCTTGGTGACATGGTAGGACTTTTTCTGCTCTGTCTGGGCCATGATTAGTAAGGCTGTGAGAAGGCTGTGGGAAGTCGCCGTGTCATCGAGGAAGCAATGGCTGCTTGCGCTTGCTTCGTGTACTCAGCCTTAAAGATTTCAGCCTCACCGTAACTTTGCTCTTTGTACTTGGCAAGATAGGCTGCATAGAACTTGACACAGGTTGTATACGGCGCTGGTATAGACTCTGTTTGCGAGTCTGATGTCAGCGCAACAGGCAAGACAATGGTGTCTAGCTCAATCTGATAAGTCTGATCTGGCACAGGGCCAAAGTAGACAATGTTTGGCCCGTACAAGCTAAACCCTACGGGTCTGCCTGTGTAATTCTGCCAGTAGCGCAGTTGGCTGTTGAAGTCTGTCCAAGCAAGGTAGCGCAAGGGAATGCGCGAATTACCCCAATACAGATTAATGTTCAGGACATCTAAAATGCTCTGCGCATAAGCAGGCAAGGTAAGGCTTGTAAGATTAAGCGTCTCGACGTTGTAGACTGCCGAGGAAGGTGCAAGATAGCGCAAGCAACCGGTATCTCTGACGATACGATCACGCGCACTATTGATGTAGTCGGTCAGCTCTGTGTCTGACCAAAAGACTCCGGTGGCATCATGCAGCAGTCTTCGGACTTCTGTAATGTATCCGGTATACGTTGCTGCCATGACCGCTCCATAGGATTACGCAACAGGCTGGACTTTGGCCCCTTGCCTTGCCTTGTGAGCGTTAGGCGGCGGGGCTACTCGTTCCACCAGCGGCGCTAACAACTGGCCTTTGACGATGGGTTCACGACTGAACTTGATCTGCGCCAAGCGATCCATCGCTCGTTCACGCTCTGTAGTGATCTTCATCCAGCCGAGACGGACAAGATACTGATACTTGTCCTCATCTCCAAACCCAAAAATATGCTTTGCTACTTCAATCGGTACGGCTACTGAAACACCGCAAGGGAACTCATAAAGCTTATTGCAATACTCACCAACAGCCTTCTGAGAACCCTCATTCGTCACATAAATCACAGACATGATTACAGCGTAATAATGTCACCATAAACATACACATCAGCAGTTGCCGCCGTTCCCTGCGCCGTTGTCAATGACAAGTACAGATTAGGAATCGATGACTTTACCGTGATGTTTGCACTGCCTGACGTATTCAACGTCAAATCCAAAAAGAGCGTTGAACCTGTCAACGTAGAATAAGCCTGAGCCGCCGCAACAACCGCTGTGCCACCCTTGCTGACGGCGGTGTAAATGCCGCCAGCAGCCGTGGTCAAAGACGCTGAAGCGTTGGTCACCACAATCCGACGAATGATGTACTTAGACGGATTTGAAAAGATGGTGATTTGCTGATCCGCTGTTGAATTGAAATTAGCAGCGATCAACGACCCAAGCAGAATGCCGCCGAATTGTTGCGGCAATAAATTGCCGACTTTGTTGGCATCCATGCTTTACTCCCTTAGGTTGCGTTAAACGTGCCAGGTGCTGAAAGTCCACCGTTGACCGTTGCTAATTGCATCGTTGCAGCAGCAGCCGTAGACGTATTGGAGAAACGCACGTTGATGCCATCGGAGAACAGAACGCCACCAACGTTAGCGGCAATCGTATCTGTCCATGTGGGCGTATCGTTAAACGTGGTCTGCACCTTCACAGATGCGTTGGGCTGAAACAAATACATTCCAACAGGAACCAACGCCGTGCTGCCTGCGGCGATTGAAACGGTTTGCGCATCAAGATAAGCACCTGCGGTATCCGCATTGGGTGAGCTTGATGCAAGTATGAGCTTGGGTAAGCCAAGTGCCATGATGTGCTCCTTACAGCGTCAAACTGTTGTAACCGGTCACTTTGGTCATGGACTTGGGCTTGGTGTTCACCATTTCTGCAATGGTCAACACAGCACCCACATAACCAATCTGCCAGTTGGGAAGAGTCGATTCAAAACCGGTGAACGCAAACTGCGCCTGGTTGTGAATGTACATACTGAGGTAGTTGCTGTTCAACAGATACAGCGTACCTTCTGGGCAATACGGATCAGGATAGATCGGCACACCCGCAACCATCAAAGCACGGAAAGCTGAAGTTGGGCCATCTTCACCTTGAGCAAAGTTGCTGCCCGGTGTGATCATGTACGTTTCTTGGCCTACAAAGTCTTGTGCCAACAGCGTCCATGTACCAAAGCCGCACACACCAAAGGTTGGCATTTCAGCGGCTTTCTTCACCGTACCCGAGATGTACTGAAGCACGTTCTGACGGGTCGGGTTGACCGAGCCAGCAGCGTACTCGCTCGATGCCCACCATGCGTAAGTTGAACGGTTCAAACCCGCATAAGTACCGGCACTGTCAACCGCAATGGGCAAGCCCGTAAACTGTTGCGAGTAAGAACCCGTACCGTCTGAGTTGTAAAGCGCGGTTGCCATCGAATCCATCATGACGTTGGTCGCATCGTTCATGCGAGCCTCAATCAAGGGAATCACAGCGTAGTCTTGCTGAACCGCACCTTCCATACCGAGGAAGGGAACCGGAGCAATCATCAACTTCAGATTCCACTCCGCATTCCATGCACCTTGCTGCACGGCGGGCTGCTGGAAAGAACCCGAGTAGTCTGACCACTGAGCGTTCACAAACTGTGAACCCTGCACCGGTACTGTGACTGAAGAAACACCACCTGATGCAGTTTGACTGTTAGCCAGAAGCGCAGCAAGCAGTGGCGTGGAGTTGTAAAGCTGGACGATCAGTTTGGGAATGAACGCCCTGCGGGTTACATAAGTCAGTTCGTTGTACTGACTCGTACCCGATGCTGGGATAATACCGCCACCAATAGGCATGATAGTTCCTTAAAAAAGACTTAGCGCCTTGTTGAACATCACAAGCCTATCGGTCGCTTCGGAGACCGTAACTCCGATAGCGCTTGCATTGCGTTTTCCCGCGCAGCATTCTGCGGGTTCTTAAAGTAACTCTTCAAATCAAAGTTGTTAAGAACCGGCGCACCCTGGAAGATCGGCGTAGGCTTATCCATCTCAGCCTGCTTCATCCAGTTGAAGTAGTCCGCTGCGGTCTCATGATCAGCAATTTTTTTATCAATCATGATCTTCTCAACCTCTTTGATCTCATCATCCGATTGAACTTTCCCATTGGCCTTCAAAGCACGGCGACGATCCTCAAGGGTTTTACGCGCATCATTCTCACGCAAACGTGCCTCAAGTGAGTCAATCTTGCTTTGCATCTGATCACGGGTTCGATCAACCTTGTCTTGCAAGTCCAACTCAGGAATCGGCAAGTCTTGCCGGATTTTCTTGGTCAGACGTAAAGCTTCAGAGCGCGTGGTCGGATTGTCGTGCAGCTCCTTAGCCAGGAGTGCCAACTCTCGGATTTCGCCTTCAGAAAGATTTTCAAGTGACATGATTTAGCGCCTTACAAAGAATCAGATCACTTTTTTCGTATCGCCTGGGTTGCTCAGGGTCATCTTGTTCTTATGACCGGCTTTCTGAGCAGAACTCAAGCCACCAAAATCAGCGTAACGGAAGGGGTTCACAATCACGCCATTCTCCTTCTTGTTGTCCAAGGGACGGCGAATCGTTTGTGCACCTCTGGGCTTAAATAAATCCATGATTGCTCCTAGATCGAAATGGGAGGAGATTGTGTCCCCTCGATGGGTGCTTTCGCAATGGCTTTCATCTCAGGAGACGCACCACCGGCTTGCGGAAGCGATTGAATCATTTGAATGATCTCAGCAGGGATCAATTCTTTGGTCTTGGCTTCTGTCTCACCAAACACGCGAGCCAGACTACCAAGCACCTGTAAAATCTTTTTACCCTCTTCAGAATCTGATCCAAAGACGGGCAGGGCTTGTTGCATCAAGTCCATCGCCATCTGCACGTTGACCTTGGCACTTGCCTGATCACCGCGCTTATCCTCCGGTGTCAGCATCGGCGCACCCATCGGCGGGGCTTCAGCGCCAGACAAAGCAGGCTTCGTTGCGTCATCCTCAGGTGCATTACCCTTGGCTTGATCGCCGCGAATCATCTCCATTAATTTGTCTGCTGGAACACTCATATAATCTCTTGGGCGGTTTGTAAACGCTTACGAACATAAAGTCAAGTGGGGGATGTTTAACATCTCTTCCCCCAAAGAGATGCGGAATTACTTCCGACGACCTTTACGACCTTTGCGTGCCATGATCATCTCCTTGATGGACACAGGCCACTTACTTCATCGGGGAAGCAGCCATACCCGTTTTGCCACTAGCGCTGATTAGCGGCGGGTCTTGCGTGAACGCTTCATCTTGCGAGCATACATGATAGTTTCCTTTAACGAGAGGATTGACGCATACCACTGGAACGAACTTTACTCTGAATTGCGTTACGATCAAAGCTCATTTTGGCAGGACGATAGGATTGTTTCATTAAATCTTTCGTCATGCGAGGTTGATCACCGGCACTTCTATAAGCTTCTTTCTGCATTATTTCACCTGTTTCAAGGGCATATTGGCAGGGCCAGC